GCTTCCTTGACAGGCATCGTGCCAGCAGGTTCCATCGGCTTGTAGGTGGGGTTACGGTACTTCATGTTTAAATCCCCGTGCCACGGACCGTGCGGGTCGGGGCTTTCTGGTTGGCAACCTTAGCCATGTTGCGGCCCATCTTGAGCATGTCGCTGTTGGTCTTGCCGCCAGCACGCAGCTTGGTGGGCTTCTGACCCGGGTGCATGTTTTGTTCGTGCTTGCGCACAGCTTTCTTCGCGTCCATGTTCACTCCTTACGTCGTGGATACCGATACTGTACCCAATTGCACAGATAAAACCAAGTTATTCGGTGTCAGCGCAGCATCAAAAAAGCGGCTACCGCCCACCGGATTCCAGCCCCATTGAATAATCCTGCTACCGCCCGTTTGATACCCTTCCGTGTTCACACCTGCAATACGGTAGGTGCTGTCCGGACGGGGGTTTCTCAGGCCCTGCGGATCATCAACCGGGTACATACCCAGTTGCAACTGAGGCTGATCAGGCTCCCAGCACTCAGGACAAACCAACATGTTGATGTTCTTTGTCTTGACTACCAGCGTCTTTAGTATTTTTAGCTTAAATCTAAAGCCACACCTATCGCACATGGCGATGGCGTTCTTGCCTGATGCAAACCTGTTAGCCACAGTTAGGTGCCACCAATGTAGGCTTTACGCGGCACGAAGCGTACAGCAGCCTTCTCGCGGTCTTCATCTGCGGCAAGCTGCCATGCCTCGTCGTATTGAGCCTTGAGCGTCATGACGCGGTCGGCGGCGTTGGGCAGCTTCATAGCCAAGTAGTAGGACAGCCCGGCCACCAAGCAGGGCAGGAAACGAAACGGCACATCTGCCACGTTTACACCGCCGCCAGCGTCCTGTGTACGGCGCAGACGCCAGTACACGAGCTGGTAGGACTGGGAGCCGTCCGGGGTAGGCCAGACCGTCACAGCAGGAACCTGCGCCCAGTACACCGCCGTGCCGTTAGTGTGGCTGGCTGCCGCCGTATTGTCCTGCCCACGGGAGCAGCCCGTCAGGGTGTTGCCGCTGATGGCTCCATACCCAATGATCTCGCTGTCCACCTTGATGAAGCCGGTAGCCGGCAGGCCAACCGTGGAATCAAGGGTAACGGTCGTATTGTTCGAAGACAGGGTGCCGCCAGAGATAGACAGCCCCGTGGGGGTGATCTGCCCGTTGTAGCGCTGTACCCAGATCTGGATGGGACGAGCCTGCTGCAACTTGTTAGGCAGCGTGGCATAGGTAGAAATACTAATACGGGTGATGGTCAGGTCAGCCTGCGTGGCAACGTTACCAGCCCCGGTACGGATCACATGCTCAAGCAGGTCAACCGTGTCGTTGGGCAGTGGATAGGTGTTCTGGCCTTGGACGAGGTTGATCGTCCCCTGCTCGAACGTCCACATGTTGATGCCACGGTTGGCCCAGTCTGCGAACAGCAGGTTCAAGGACCGGCGGGCCGTCTTCAGGTCATAGCCCGTGCGCAGCTCACTACCAGCACGTTCAAACGCCTCCTCGACGATCTCGGAGAGGTCGAGGTTAAAGCTGCTGACGCCGGAAGTGGTTGCCATTTAGTCACCTTTTCGCGGTTTTAGCCGACTGAACAAAAGCTTCAGCCGTTGGCGCACCTTTGCTGCCAACTCGCCGCATTTTTTCACCAGACCCCGCAGCGATTCTTTTACGCTTTGCATGGATATTGGCATACAGACCTACCTTTCCGCCCTCGGCGTACATGTCTACGGTGTTCGGGTCATCCGTGCGGTGGATAACCTTCTTCTTGGGCATCTTGCTGGGGTTGATGGCCCCCATGCCACGACTGGCTCTCATACCATTCTCCCGCGTGTATGGCCCTTGGTGATGCACCCATCTGCACGGGTGACACCACCTTTAGCCATTTTCTTGGCCTTGGGCGCTGCAAACATCTTGTCCGCAACATTCATCGGCTTGGTGTCATGAGCCAAAGACGGTCGCGCAGGCGCGTTCGTCATGTCCTCATACATCTTCTTGACCGACTTCATGCGGGGGGTATCGTCCATGGTCAATCCTTAGCGCATCCGACCTTTGGTCTTGCCGCGCTGGGCGATGCCATCACCACGGCGAGAGGCGCTGCTGACAGAGCCGCCAGCAGCCATCTTGATAGCGCCGCCTTTGGCTCGCATGCCACCAGAAGCTCTGAGCGCGTCTATGCGATCTTGCTCATTCTTCTGTCTGATCTCTTCAAAAGAAGGCCCGCGCTGTGGGTTTTGAGTGCCAACAACAGGAATCCGTCCACGAACTCCACGAGACATTTCTCTCGTCAAGTCCGTCAGGAATTCTTCTCTTGCATAAGGTTTGGCCTCAGAGCGCGTAGATTGCACTCTGCCGCCGGGGGTAGAGACAACCGGGCGCTGCCTTCCGGTAAATCTGCCACCAAGAACATCTCCGGAGGGATCGTACATTTCCCCGGTTTCCGTGTTGCGCTTTAAACCAGCAGGATTAAATTCACCCCGCTGACTTTCCCGGTCATCTTCAATAAGCGCTCTTGCCATAGAGCCACGATCTTCTACAGGTGTAGCTGCTGCCTCTGCGGGGGTTTTTTTACCGCCACGGGCCATCATGTAGCCCAAGGCACCAAGAGCAGCCAGACCGGCTAGGTTGCGGTTTCTAGACATGATAATTCCTTAACAAATCTTGCCGCGAGTCTTGCCTCGCTGTGCAATGCCATCTGCGCGAGCGGAGGCAGAGCCACCATTTTTCATTCTGGTGACTGTGCCGACGTTGCCCACAGATGCAGCTTTTTCTGCCTGCGCCGCTTCTTCCGCATCTTGCTGCCGTGCATCCCGTGCAATCATGGCCGGAATCACGCCCCCAAAGCCTTGAGAAATTGCTTTGCCCATGGCTCCTTTGCCGGTAACCATCGCCGCCAACGGAGAAAGATCGTGAAATTTCAGGCCCATAACAGTCCCCTAAACGATCTTGCCGCGAGTTTTGCCGCGTTGAGCGCAGCCATCAGCACGCGACGATGCAGAACCACCAGAAGCCATTTTCTTGGGCTTAGATGCCTTGGGGGCCGGCTTGACCGAGCCACCGTCGATGTCTTGCGGAGGGGGCGTACCAGAACCCACGTCATACGTGCCGTCTTTAACGGCAGGCTTTTTTTCCATCATGTCCATGATGACTCCTTAGCAGGCCTTGCCGCCGTATTTCATTTTGACCATCTTGCCTTGGGTCTTGCCTTTGGCGGCAACACCATCACGGCTAGGGGCTGCGGTCTTGACTGCGCCCATTTTGGTCATGCCGCCCTTGGCCATTTTCTTCATGCCAGCCTCGCCCATCTCGTGCTTGATCATGGACTTAGAAGCGCCCTTTTTTTTCATGAAGGCCAGCTCTTGACCGATCATCTTCTTGGATTCTTTCATATCGCCACCTTTAGAAAAAAGAGCCTGCGAGCCGTGTTCGGTCTTAGGCTTGTTGATACGTTGCGAGTCGGCTCGCGTCTTGGTGCCAAAGCTCTTCCCTTTATCTGCCTTCAAGAATTCCTTGCCGACAGACTGAGGGATACCTACCCGCTTGGCGGCGGCAGGATCATTGGCGACCATCGCCATTAAATTGTGCTGTTTCCCGCTAACTGAGGGCACTTCGCTGCTCCTTCATGAACTCGTCAAGCTTGGCATCAAAGCGATCAAGGCGTTGAATCACCCGGTTCATGTCGTTGTGCATATCCATCTTGGAGACAAACTTCTCTGCATTCTCTTCGCGGGTCTTGCTAAGAAGAATGGAAAGACGCTTGACTTCGTCGTGCGATATCTTCACCCAAAACAGCAGCAACGCCGAGGCGAACGAAAGCACGGTATTCCAGATAGGCACTTCCATGACTTAGCAATTCCAAGACTTTTCTTTGTACTTATCCCAGTTCGGATGATCTGCCGAAGCGTACAGGTACTGCGCTGCAAACTCAAGTAGTGTCGGGTCGTCGCGGAAATGGCCAAGACCTCGGTTGCAGTGGTTGCACAACAACCCTCGCACCCGCCCTGTCTTGTGGTCGTGATCTACCACCAGCGTTTCTTCCGCTCCGCAAATGACACACTCTTTCGTCGTGGCCTTTAGCTCCGCCAGAGCTTCATCAGAAATGCTGTCACGATACGCGCCGCGACAGTTAGCATTCCGATACTCAGAACGGCACGCACGGCACCAGCTATCCAACCCGTTCCGCTTTTTGTTGTGCGGCGGGAAGAACTCGGCGGTTCCGGGCTTTTCAGCCTTGCAACGGGTACAAGCTAGCAGTTCCATGCTTTAAGGGACAAAGCCTTCCTTGTAGGTCGGCCCTTCTCGTCCTTCATCGGGCCGGGCATCCCACTCATCCTCGCACAGAAAGAGGCGCGGCGTCCGGCATCTTTCTTTGTCTTTGGGTGAGGGGCGGGCGGCTTTAAATTCATCCCTTGGGCCTTCGCAGAGGCGCGCCCCTTGGCGTTCAGACCACCTTTGGGGTTCTTGCCTTCTTTGCGTTGCCATGCCGGGGACTTAGCCATAAAACACCGTTGTAGTCACGTTAGCAACGAGACCTACAAAAATGCCGTTCGGCGCCAAGATCCCTTCACCGGGGATGATGACGTTGAAGGCAGTCGGGTTGTAGGAGTCAGCTTCCAACAGGATGTCCGCATACATAGCCACCGCAGGCGAACCCGTGATGGTGCCAGTCGCAGAATCCGTCACCGTAAAGGTATTGGTGCCCGTTACCGTAACAGAATAAATGTTATCTGTTGCAGTGCCGCCCGTACCAGCCGAGAAATCCAACCAGACACGATCACCAGTGGTCAAGCCATGGTTGGCAATCGTCACTGTCACGGTGTTGGTAGACCTGCCATAGGTGCCAGACTGCGTCAGATTGTCTGCAAACACGGTGTTGCGTGTTGCTGCACTAGCGTTTGCGGACACAATCGCCCCCTTGATGCGCGTGCGGTAGTTAACCGCCACGCCCGTCGAAGACATGTGTACCGCCTTAACATCGTATTGCATGGCCATGTCGGCCTCCTATTAGGACAGTGCAGCGCCGACAGCAGTAACCCAAGCAGAGCCAGTGCTAATCACGAGGCAGTACTCGTTGTTGCCAGCGCCGTTGTCGCTGATCAAACGGACTTGACCTTGGTTGCCAGCGGCAGCAATAGGCAGCGCGGAGGTCAGGATGGGGGTCAGACGCAGGAAGCTCGACGCCGTAACGCTCGTCACGCTAGAAGCAGCGCCAAGGGTAGAGGTGACAGTGGTGACGCCCGTGCTGGGGTCGATAGAGATGGTTTCGAAGCCGTTTTGCGACCGAACCGGGCCGTTGAAAGTGGTATTAGCCATTTAAACCTCACATGCGAGTATTCGTTTGGGCGCTCTGTCTGCATGTCGTCAGCCGGGACTGTCAGATACGCCGGGGACCCCGGAATGTTCTATTTGTATCACGTAGTTTAAATGTCGTCAATAAAAAAGGGGGCCGAAGCCCCCCTTTTTTAGATACCGAGGTATCACGAACCGGACGAACCCCACATGCCGAGGGGATCAGACCAGCCGAACGAATAACGCTCGCGGGACTTGTAACGGACGTTGCCGGTATCGAAGTCGCCGTCCATGCTGTTTTGCAGCGGGGTGCGAACGAAATGCTTCATGCCGTTCGGAACGTCGGTGGTCAGGAACCACGCGTTCGGGTCGGTCAAAAAGTGGTTCACGGTGTAGCCACCGGAAATGGTGCCCATCTGCTTGATCGCGTTGATGTCGTTATCAGCAGAAGCAACACGCAGTTCGGTGTCCAGCAGACGCTTGGACGTGAACATCAGTGCCGGGGGAACCACCAGCTTAACCGGCTTGGCAGCGATCAGCAGGCCACGTTCGTCGGTCCACGCAGCGATTTGAATCGTGGCGTTTTCCAGCGAGGTTTCGTTCAGATCGACACCAACAGACGGGCTGTTGAAGTTCACAGTGCCGCCGACGGTGGGGTGACCCACGCGGGTAGCGCTGGAGTTCACACCGAACAACGAAACGCCGTCGCCGCCCGGGAAGGCGCCGTTAAAGCCGTTGTTCAGGATAGAAGCAGCCTTGACCTGCTTGGTGTAGGCCATAGCACGAGCCAGAGCTTTGGTGTAGCGGGCAGACAGGCTGTCATACAGGTTGTCTTCCACAGCTTCTTCCGTGATGGAGAAGCCCAGAGCAATGGTTTCGTGGGTATAGCGAGCAGTGAAAGCTTCCTGCGCGTTGTCATAAGCGATGGCAGAGCCTTCGTTCTTGACAGGTGCAGCACCGAAGCCAGCGAGCTTGGTCTCTTCTTCGAAGGAACGCTCAGAGGTCTCGGTTTCGTAGATTTCCTTGTGCTCTTCGCCGTAGCGGGCATATTCCATGCCGAACAGGGCGTTCAGACCGGGCAGGAGTTCTTTAAGTAGCTGTGCACGAGAGATAGCCATTTTTAATTACTCCTTAGATGCCGACGGCATTGGTGTAGGCGTGAGCGCCCGGGTTGAACTTCACCAACACTTCCGTGAAGGTATCGGTCAGCGGCGAGGCGAAACCGATAATCTTGAAGGCGGCGGCGGTGGTCACGGTGCTCGACTCCAACGCGCTGGTCGAGTTGCCAGTGGTGGTAGAGCCAGTGGTGCCACTTTGCACGGCGGCAAAGAAGGTGTTAGCGCCAAGAGCAGCTTGGGTGACTTGGCCATCCAACTGAGCTTGGAACGTCACGTTCGGGTCAGTGATCACATACGCAGTCACCACGCCGGTCGTGCCGGTGGGGTAGTACTGAGCATAGATCTGCTGGCCTTGCGCGTTGATGTAGGAACAGCCAACGAACACGCCCCAAGCGCCAAGGGTATTGCCGCCGAGGTTATTGGTCGTCAGGTCCGCACCAGTAGCGGTAGACAGAGCGATGTAGCCGTTGGCGTCAATAATGACGACTTGGCCGTTGAAAAGGTTAGTGCCAGCGCCCGAAGAAGGGTTGATCAGGAACTGACTCGTAGCGCCGGCATAGGGCATGCCGTCGTTACGGTTGACGGCACGTAGGCCGTAGGGAGCATTGGTCATTGCCATTTAAGGACTCCAAATTTAAGAACCAGAACCGAAACTGACCTTCGTCTTCTTCTCAGAGAAAAGAGGCATACGAGGATCATTTTCACGAAGGAAGTTGTTGTCTACCGATTCCATCTGAGCTTTGTTCTGCTGCGCATAGTGTTGTGCGCGTTGAGCCATAAACTCTTCCGGGATGCGGCAAAGCAACAGTCCACCCACCTCAATGTTGCCTTTAAAGCGACCTTCGGTGGAAGCGTGCATCATGAGTTCAGGATAGTCCTCTGCTTTGCAGGGTTCATATCCTTCACGCAACTTAGAGGAGATATTGGTCGGGTCCTGTGCCCCCATAGACGCGATGCGAACCCAACGATGAGACCACCCGGGACGGGGGTCAGGGCTGGGAAGCAGTTCCGGCGGACGCCATGCTTCAGCACGTTTAAATGCTACTTCACGGACATCAGCCTCGCGGCTACGACGATTTTGTTGAACCTGTTCCATTATTGATTCCTTCCAAGTTTTGCAACCTCTTTAGCGTATACCTCCAAAGGCACCCCAAGTCGACGAGCGATGTTGGCTTCAGATGTCTTCAGTTTGACGCGAGTAGGCGGAGTGCTACGAGCAGCCGGAGCTACAACCGTAGCGGATTTTGAGGCACGGCGTGGAGGTTCATCCTCATCAGCCGGTTCTGATACTTTCTTTGGAGGCGTATCATCGTCCTCATGGCTCTGAGTCTCAAAGTACTCAGGGAATCTTTTACGCATAGTCTGATCGACTTCTTTGAAGTACTCATCAGTACCGACGTAGTCAGAACCATACTGACGCTGCAACTTTTTGTCAATGCCCATGGCAGCCATGGTCATTTCTTCGTCTACCCCAAACCAATCCTTATTGGTATCAACCCATTTCTTGGTCTTGGGAGGTAGCGCTTTAGTTGTAGGCTCAGGTTCTGCGTCCTTGAATTCCTCTTCCGGGGCCACGATAGGCTGCATATTTGCGGCCTTATCTAGCTTCAAAGTGGCCTTAGCGACGGCTTCTTGAGCCTCAACCAAGGCATCGGAATCACCGGCTTCAAAGGCTTCTTTTAGCCTTTTCTTGGCAACTTCAAGGTCCGTGGTGGCGGAGTTCTTGGTCTGCTCGATGATTACCTTGCTGCCGGATTCAATTTGCAGCTTCAGGCGTTTGTTTTCTTCAAACACCTGACGTGCAAACTTCTCTGCGGCCTCACGTTCACGCAGGGCGGTTTCCTTTGCCCGGCGCTCATCGTGATATCCGCGTGTAAATTTCTTGATCCGGGACTGGACCTTCTCGTCATAGGTGGATAGCTCTTCATCAGAAGGCTCTTCCGGGGGCGGAGCCGACTTGCGGCCACGATCCTCTGGCGGGGTATCGTCCTCGATCTCGATCTCTAGCTCCTGAGCGACGACCTTTTCATCGTCTTTCTTCTCATCAGGGAACTTAAAGTCCTCGTGTTCGGTTTCCATTTAAATCTCCTTAGCTTGCACGCGTAATGCCACGCGGATCTTCAACCACGGCCTCTACGGAGTCGTCGTTGATCAGCCTGAATTCACGTCCGTGGATCTTCAGGCGGGTTCCAGAGTTGGGTCGGACAACGACAAAGTCGCCTTTCTTGCAGGATGGCCCGCTGGGAAAGCGCTTCTCGTCTTTGTAGCAATCAGGACCCATCTTCACCACGAACAGCACGGGGGTCAGGACCTCCTCGTGGTACATGGTTTTAGCGTCCTTGATCAACCCAACTTCACTATCAGCAAACTCTTCCATGGCCTCGGGGACCACAGTCAAGATGTGATAGGTCGCAGGATCAGGTAACTGCTTGGCTTTTTCTTCTGCGGACTTATCGAGAATCCCCGACAAATCCACGGCCAAGTCCGGATTGAAGTCACTCATCGTTTTGTTCCAGTCTTTGCACAAGGTCTTTAATGATTTGTTCTGCGGAGTTCAGACCTCGGATGATCCCGCAGACATGCCGATATTCGGCGTAATCAGCAGCGCGTCCCGTCGAGAGAAAGCTCTCTTGGTCTGCGCGTGTTTCTGTGATGAGTTTGGCGACGTGCGCCAATACCTTTACTTCATTCACTCAGTTCCTTTTCGGTTAGGGGC